AAAGAAATATTAGAACAATTAGGAGAAAAATAAATGGCCGATACTTGCGTTAAAATAAAAGGAACCTCTACTACTGCTGGCGCTCAAATAAGTGCGAGTAACTTTGATAGAGCTCATTTTGTTAGAATACAAACACAAGCTGCTGCTAACACAATTACATTAAAGAACTCTAGTGGAACAACATTAGGTACTTTAATACTAGTAGCTGCGAATGATAGTATTATAATTGAAAAGGAAGAATCAGATACTTTACAAACATCTGGTAACGCTGTAGGTGTAGCTGTAAGCTCACCAAGATAATATGACGATAACTACAACTAAGTTAGTAGATGATAACGATAAGATTATTGTCAATGCTAATGGTGTAGGTAGTGAGACAGATCAAAAGCTTGTTGATGTTGTAAACTCAAACAACGCTTCAAGTGAACCAAAGGTTTCAATTGCCAACATACAATACGAAGTTGTTGGTACAGGTGATGTAACTGTATTTTTTAAAAATGATACATCAAAAAAAGTTATTATAAGTGGTCGAGGCAATTATGGCCTTAAACCAAGTGAAGCAAGAATTAAAGACGCTATAGGAGATATTTTACTAACAAGTGACTCTAATGTTACAAAGTATAATGTAGTTATAGAGGCACAAAAAGAATCGGGTTATACAAATGGCTGATACAGTAACAACACAAACAATAGCAGATACATCTGGTGTTAAGTTTGTAACTAAACTAACTAACTTTTCAGATGGTACTGGAGAAACTTTAGTACGAAAAGTTGACGCTTCGGAAACAACTTTTATGACCGAAGATGGTAACAGAAAGATTAGTAAGATTTGGTTTTCAGTTAACACAGCAAACGGCAAGTCTGGAGTAGAGTTAATATGGGCAGGAGCTACTAATGCTACTGCTATATTTTTATCTGGCCAAGGCTATTGGGATTTAAGACCTGCTGGAGATGAAATACCAAACAATGCCACAACGGCAACTGGTGATGTTTTATTAAGTACAAGAAACTTTGCTAATGGCGATAATTACACAATTATTGTTGAGTTTAGATAAAAAAGTTTATAAATATACTAAGAGAGAGAAAAATGAAACTAATTTCAGAAGAAATACAATCGGCCGAGTATCTTGTCGAAGAAAATAACGGCAAAAAAGAGTACAAAATTCGTGGTGTATTCTTGCAATCAGACATCAAAAATAGAAATGGAAGAGTCTATCCAAGAGAGATTTTGGTTAGAGAAGTGAATAGATATAACAAAGAATTTGTCCAAAAAAATAGAGCATTTGGTGAGTTAGGTCATCCAGATGGCCCAACTGTTAATTTAGAGAGAGTATCACATATGGTAAAATCTCTTACAGCAGATGGCAGTAATTTTATTGGAGAAGCAAAAATTATGGACACACCATACGGAAAGATCGTAAAAGGTCTTATTGACGAGGGTGCTCAATTAGGAGTATCAAGTCGAGGTATGGGGTCTTTAATACAAAGAAACGGTGTAAACTATGTTAAAGACGACTTTTATCTAGCTACGGCAGCTGATATAGTTGCTGACCCATCCGCTCCTGACGCTTTCGTAGAAGGCATTATGGAGTCCAAAGAGTGGGTTTGGGATAACGGAGTCCTCAAACAAGTTGATATTGAATCTTGGAAAAAGCAAATCCAAGAAGCAAAAAGAACAGTTTTAGAAGAAAAAAAACTAAAAGTGTTTAAATCGTTTCTTACAAAACTTTAATATTATAAATATCTAGTAACAAAGAAAATTTATAAACGTTTATAACACAAGAGGAGATTTTCAATGGCCGAAACAGAAAAAAAGATTGAGGCGATGGAACAGGCTGCGAATCCGCAAGCTGATGCTCCAAAAAAGAATGCTGTAGCGGCTGAACCTACTCATCTGAAAAATGATGCAGAAGATTTAGGCTCGGCAGTTGTTAAACCAACTGACAGCAATCCTGACGCCACAAAGAAAATGAAGCAAGTTTCTGGTGACCCTCAACAAAAAGCTCAAGGTACAGCTGACGCTATGCCTAAGTTAAAAGAGGAAGACGAAACTGAAATGTCGGATAAGAAAAAATCAGAAGTTAAAGAAGGCGAAATGCCTAAAGCAGCTCTTGACGCTCTTAAAAAATCACAAGAGAAAAAAGAGATGTCACACGAAGACGAAAAGAAAAAAGATATGAAAGAAGAATCTGAAGAAGATTTAATTGATGTATCTGCTGACGTTGAAGCTTTAACTAAAGATGAAGACTTATCGGAAGACTTCAAAGCAAAAGCTGCGACTATATTTGAAGCTGCTGTTAACTCAAAAGTTAAAGAAGCAAAAATGAAGTTGAAAGCTGGTTACGAAGAAAAATTAAAAGAAGAAATCGAAGTTAAGAAAGCTGAACTCGTTGAAAAAGTTGATTCATACTTAAACTACGTAGTTGAAGAATGGATGAAAGAGAACTCTATCGCTATCGAAAGAGGAATCAAAGGCGAGATCGCTGAAGACTTTATTTCTGGCTTAAAGAAATTGTTTGAAGACCATTACATTGATGTTCCAGATGAGAAATACAATGTATTGGAAGACCAAGCAAACAAAATTGAAGAGCTTGAGAAAAAACTTAACGAACAAGTTGAGAAAAATGTTGAACTAAACAAAGCAAACGGCGAAATGAAAAGACAAGACATCATTGATGAGGCGTCTTCAGATTTAGCTGACACTGCTAAGGAGAAGTTTAACAAATTGGCTGAAGAAGTTGAGTTTTCAAATGAAAAAGACTTTAGAACAAAAGTAGCTACTATTAAAGAAAGTTACTTTGGTAAAAAAGTTGAAGCAAGTGGTAATGAGATAGATAATGTAGCGGCAGGCGAATCTTCACAACCTGAAGATTTATCTAATGCTATGGCTGCTTATACCGCCGCTATAAGTAAAACAAAAGACATTAAGTTGTCTATAAAATAATACGGGAGAGAAAAAGATATGTACTTATCTGAAACTTACGAAAAAAAATGGCAGCCAGTCCTAGAACACGCTGATCTTCCAAAGATCACGGATTCATACAGACGTGCCGTTACTGCTACTATCTTGGAAAACCAAGAAAGAGCAATTAAAGAAGACAATGCTTTTTTAAGTGAAGCAGCTCCTACTAACTCTACTGGTGCATCAATCAGTAATTGGGATCCAATCCTAATTTCGTTAGTAAGAAGAGCTATGCCAAACTTAATAGCATACGATATTGCTGGTGTACAACCAATGACTGGTCCTACTGGTTTAATATTTGCTATGAGAAGCAGATACACTAACCAATCAGGAACTGAAGCATTATTTGACGAAGCTGACACAGATTTCACAAGCAGAAACGCTGCTGGTGATTCAACATCTGTATCTGGCCCAACTCAAACAGGTTCAAATCCAGGTTTATTAAATGACGATCCTTCGACTGCTTACACAAGAGGTCAAGGTATGGCAACAGCTACTGCTGAAGCTCTAGGTGACTCTGCTAACAACGCTTTTGCTCAAATGGCATTCTCAATTGAGAAATCAACTGTGACTGCTAAGTCAAGAGCTCTAAAAGCTGAGTACACTATGGAATTAGCACAAGACTTGAAAGCTATCCACGGTTTAGACGCTGAGACAGAATTGGCTAACATATTATCTGCTGAAATCCTTGCGGAAATCAATAGAGAAGTAGTTAGAACAATCTACATCAACGCTGAAATCGGTGCTTCAAATAACTCATCAACACACATTGGTGCTGTAAGCGCTATCAACACAACTAACCCAGGAATCTTTGACTTAGATACAGATTCTAACGGTAGATGGTCTGTTGAAAGATTTAAAGGTCTTATGTTCCAAGTTGAGAGAGAAGCTAATGTTATCGCTCAAAGAACAAGACGAGGAAAAGGTAATATAATCATCTGTTCATCTGACGTTGCTTCGGCACTTCAAATGGCTGGTGTATTAGATTACACTCCTGCTCTTAACAACAACCTAAACGTTGACGACACAGGCAACACATTTGCTGGTGTATTAAACGGTAGATACAAAGTGTACATTGATCCATATTCTGCGAACAATAGTGCTAAACAATACTTTGTAGTAGGTTACAAAGGTAACTCACCATATGACGCTGGTATATTCTACTGCCCATATGTACCTTTACAAATGGTAAGAGCTGTTGGCCAAGACACATTCCAACCAAAAATCGGCTTTAAAACTAGATATGGTTTACAAGCTAACCCATTCGCTGAAGCTTCTGCTTCTTCTAATGCTGTGATTAATGGTGCTGGTAATGCTAACGCTAACAGATACTACAGACGAGTTCAAGTTGCGAACTTGATGTAATCATCAAATCATACTTTAAAAAGGGCGGCCTAAAAAACCGCCCTTTTTTTATGCAATAAATAATAATATATGGTAGAAGTAGTATATCTCATACCATTGTTGTACGACTTTTATTTAAAACAATTCAGGCCTTTTGCTGATATGGAAATAAAGAAATACGAAACACAACAAGAGTGTATAAAAGAAATGAACAAACAAAACAGAAAATATGAAATAGAGTTTTCTGCTATAAGAGTAGTGTGTGTAATAAAATGAAAAAATTAACAATTCAATATTTGTGGATAATAGGTATTTTTTTATTATTCATATTGTTGATCGGATGTGCCAACAAGAATATAGAAACTAACAAAAAACCAAGTGTTTATGATGGTTCTATTAGTCTGGCCATAGTTTGTATATTCAGTCCACAAGACTGTGATAAGGCTAAAGAAGAAAAAGCTTGGGAAGAAGTAGATAAATAGTAGTATGACAACTACAAACGCTTATAGTCGCCAACCTACAGCACAAGACTATGCTAGTCCTACACAGTTTAAGTTTAACATACTTAAACTACCTAAAGTAGAATACTTTTGTACAGCAGTTAATTTACCAGGCATAACCTTAGGTGGCAGTCCTATACAGGCCACACCTTTAAAAGACATACCATTACCTGGCGATAAATTAACTTATGAGCCTTTATCTATGACTTTTATCGTAGATGAAAACTTAGAAAACTTCCAAGAAATACACGGTTGGTTAGTAGGCCTAGGTTTTCCAAGAGATTATTCTGAGTTTAGAAACTTAGTTGCATCTGGTGATGATAGATTTCCAGCCAAAAATCAATCTATCAGTACAGAAATAGGCAAAGTAAAATATGGCTCACCAAATGTTGGTGGTACATACTCAGACGCTACATTATTGATATTAACAAGTAAGAACAATCCTCAATTAGAAGTAAGATTTAGAAATGTATTTCCTACATCATTGACTGGTTTGACTTATGACCAACGAGCTACAGATGTTGAATACTTGACGGCAACTGTAAACTTTAATTATGAAATATATGATTTCGCTACAGTAGGATCATCTACAACAAGTGTTACAACCTCGTAAAAGCTTGATTTTTTTTAGCTTTTGTGATATTATGGAGTTATTATGGATTTGGAAAAATTACAAGAACAGGCCGATAAAGACCTAAAAATTAATGATACTGAGCTTGATTTAGAATCATTAAAGACACCTCAATTGCACAACCAATATATGAAACACTTAACAAAGTATAAGTTAATGTTAAGTCGTGCTGAAACTGAATATAGTATTTTAAAAAGAGAAAAATGGGAATATTATACGGGAAAATCAGACGCTTCTGTTTATGCTGAAAAACCATTTGATTTAAAAATATTAAGAACAGACATAGATAAGTATTTGGAATCAGACGAAGACTTACAAAAGGCTAAACAAAAAGTTGATTATCTTTCTACAACAGTTGATTTTTTAGATAGAACAATTAGACTCATATCAAATAGAGGTTTCATTATTAAGAACGCCATAGACTGGAGAAAGTTTACTAGTGGCGCTATCTAAAAATGACAACCACAAGATACCTTATCATAGATAAACCAGACGAAATCTATTTAAAGATAGAAGCTGACGCTGATATTAGGCGTGAGTTAGGAGAATACTTTACTTTTGAGGTACCTGGTTTTAAGTTTATGCCTCAATATCGTAATAGAGTTTGGGATGGTAAAATAAGATTATTCAGTTATGCTACAGGTAAAATCTATGCTGGCCTTTATCCTTACATATTAAACTGGTGCAAAGAAAATAATGTACAGGTTGTTGATGGTACTAAAATAAAAGATACAAATGTAGATGATAAAAAGATAGATCAATTTATAAAGGCACTAAAAATACCAAAAATAGAAGTAAGAGATTATCAAAAAGAGGCCTTTGTTCACGCCGTTAAAAAGAACAGATGTTTATTACTATCGCCAACAGCTTCTGGAAAGTCACTTATTATTTACTTAATAATGATATTTAATCTATT